AATAATCATACATTGTCGTAAGCTGAAAAGTTTTAGTGTCTCTATCGAACAATAACAAGCGTCCGAAAGATGAATCAAATGTCAGTTCAAAGTCATCAATACCATCGATGAAGTAACCATCGCAAGCGATGATAAAATTATCCCCCTCATGTTTGCTTTTTATCGTTCGTGTTTTTGGGTCAAATATAATTTGTCCTTGAATCACTGTCCCCCAATTGGCATCTATATAGTCACTTCTCTCACCAATCTTTAATCCAATGGTCTTGACTAAAGGAGAAGATTGTGGATGTAGAAGCATCCCATTGAACAAAATAGCAAGAATGGTCTCTCTGTTTCCAACATTGCTAATAGTTCTAAGGTTTTTCACATACAAATCTTTAGTTTCGTCGTTATATATTACATATTGGCTGATAGTTTCTTTAGGAAGAGATGTTGTTAAATTCTTAGTCACTTCAAATGTCCGTTTTCCCACTTGTACCCAACTTCCTGAGTTTAGTGAAATTGTAGAATTTTTCGCATCAATTGTTAATCGACCTGCTAACATTAAACCAAAACCCATACGCTCATCTAATTTAGCATCTGTCACAGAGCCGTTAACAATATTAGCAGAGCTAACTGCATTGTTCCCTACGACGGCTACTTTACTCCCAGCGATTTGCTCTCTGGCATCTTGTGCTAACATTGCCCAAGTAACTTGCGCAGCACCATTTTTGTCAACTTTGTCATTGATAAGTTGACTGGCTTTTTGATTAGCGGCATCCGCACTAGCATTTATGCTCAAAAGATTTTGCGAAAGTGTGTCAAATCCACCTCTGGCTTTGGCCACTTCCATATTTGTGTTGCCATCAAATGTTGCATCTTCATAGACTCGTTCTATACCGTCATGAATAGCTTGTCGAACATCGCGACCAAAAACTCCTTCCTTGATAACTTTTAAATATTGGTCAATTCCCATTTAAACTTTCCTTTCTAGATTTTCAATTCGTTTCAATAGATCATCTAAGTCAACTTTCTTTGAAATTAGCAAATAATCCAGTTTTTTCTTATCTTGAGTAGATAAGAGTTGGCTAGACTGTTCGTTCACGGTATTATTGACAGTTTCAACTGTCTCTGCAGCTGCATTAGCAATAACTCGCACTTCTTCCAATCTTGCCTGTTGCTCTTTAAGCTGATTAGTTGTAACTAATTGCCGAGTTCGCTTACGAATATTATCTGACTGCCACTCTTCCGCAGACTTAAATTTTTCTCCAATCGTCAAACTAGATCTCTCAACATTTAACAAATCAATCTGTCGAGCAACAACTCTCAGTCGCTCGTCGATAAACATAACAGGATTGATAACCCTATATGTGTTACCTTCCTCAAACTCGTCAAAATTCGGGTTGATGTGCGATAAGTTGACTGCTGAAACAGAGTATTGATAAGCTACAGCTTTTTGAGTGGCTAGCTGGCTTTCTCCTGCCTGTTTTAGAGCAACAGGGTTCTCTATGTCATCAAACGTGGCAGTCTCCATTTTGATACCATACTCGGCAATCAAATCAGGTCTATCGATGTAGTCTTTTCCGTTGTTGACTGAGGCAATGCTGACACGCTGATTTGTCTCACTATTTTGCTTGCCATATACAAGCAGGCGAGATACGATGCCCTCTGGGTTGATATGCTGCTTTAATGACAATAGATTGACAGAGAGCTTGATTTCCGTGTCGCTGTCAACACCAATCTGCTTCTTAAAATCAAGATATCTCTTCCCATTCTCCTTGCGAATTTGTAGTTCCAGTCCATACTCGTTCAGGATAAGGTCTGTCAATGTGGCAAAAGTCGACTTGGCAGGGTCTACATCGGCTTCCATGTGGTCGCCTGTTGCGATTAGGTCTGTCAAATCACCTGGCAAAAATTCCTTATAAGATTCCAGGTTGTCATTGTGGAATTTCAAGACTTGTTTTACAAAATCAGATTTCTTCCCGCGGTAAATTTGTTGCCTTTGTTTGCTGTCGTTCAGAAAATCAAGCTCCGATTTGGCATTGTATGCAAATGTAAACACTCCACTTTCTGCCATGTCATTTGTGATTGGGGCTATACGACCGTAAAATACTTCTCTACCTGTCCGCATATTGACTACTTGTACCATGGTCTGTAAAGGCTTGATAAGAGCCTTGTAACCAGCGTTGTTTGGCAAAAACTGGAAATCAAACTGGGCAATCTTATTGATTTCAAACTTAATAATGGCCGACAAGAGCTTATTCCCGCCGGCCATTGAATCGTGTATCGGTGTCACGTTGGCACCGTTAATCAAACTAACTGCATACATCAAATCAGCTCCTTAAACCATTTGAACGAGATTCTGCCGTTTCCTTTGATGCGAATTTCATTCTCTTTTTCGAGTGTGAAAAAGTCATATACACGACTACCTGGAATAATACTGAACTGTTGATTCCGCATAGTCAATGTCATGTTGCTGGTCGACGTAATCTCTGGTCGTGCCAAGCTGATGCCTGTGTTGACCAATAGAATATCAAGCGAACCTTTAACATCGAAAGCAATATCTTGGAATGCGTCTAGTTCAAAGTTAAATTCATCCCAGATATCGCTTCCTTCAGCTTTCTCGGAAATCATGAAGGGATAGGCTGTGAATGTGATTTTTAGCACACCATGCGCCCAATCCTCTTCAAAAGCACTATCCCCTTGGACTTCGGCTAGGAAATAAAAACCAGGAATTGCATCGTCATATAGAGGTGCGAGTCCAGTAGTACCCATTAGCCAGTTAATAGCACTTGTTTTAGCCATATTCATGGCTTCTTTCGTGCCATAGATTGTATTCTTGATTTTGATTTGATAGGTCAAGGTCCTCTGTTCGTAGAGCTGCCCGCCGTAAACCGTTGAAAAATCATATTTTTCATTTGAAAATGGAATTGGCACCAGTACCTTCTTTTTGTTAGGGATGCTAATTGACCGTTCATTTAACAAAAGCAAGCCTTCATCTTCAAATGAGTGCCTGCCATTGTATCTAATTCCGTAGTGTTTAGCCAACTGTGCCTCCTCCTTCGATAATTTGAATACGCTGTGCTTGGGCATCTGAAACATATCCCACAATCAATTGAGCGAATGTTTTGCCGTCAATATTTAAAATGATTGGTTGTGGATTTGGTTGTTCCACGTTCACAATAATCTTGTCTTTGACAGTAGACATGATATGATCTGCTATCATTCCAAGTGTGCTTTCGTTTAATGGCAATACCGCTTCTTTACCAGCCTCTCCACCACCCATCAGCCCATTACTGTTCATGCCGAAAATGGTTGGTTTGGTTAAAATACCACCTTTGGCAAACCATGTAATATCAATAGATGGCAATGACCCCTTACCACCGAATCCCCACGGTGCCTCGCCACCGCTGATGTTGAAGCGTGGTAGTTTCGGTCTAGGTAGTGACCATTCAAAGTTAAAGAAACCCTTCATAGCATTGATAGCATTGGAAACAGCATCTCTAGCACCGTTAATGGTATTCGTAATAGTATCTCTAATACCATTCCAAACACTGTTTACAGTATTAAAAATGCCAGACATTATACCACTAATTGTGCTCGATATTCCGTTAAATACATTAGAAATAGTATTGGAAATCGAGGTTACTATATTGCTGATGAATGACAATATGCTATTCCAAATTGTGGATACTATATTGAAAATCATGTTGAGTACAAATTGGATATAGGTCACAATCGCTTGCCAAGTCCTTTGAATGTATTGCTGAATAGCTGTGAGAACTGTCTCAATGATGGACTTGATTGCATTGATTAAGCCGTCTACAACACCTCTCATCGTCTCCCATGCGCCAGACCAGTCACCGTTAATCGCCTGCATAACTGCCTTGATGATTCCAAGTACAGTGTTGATTGCTGTCTCTACAATTGTTTTGATGACTGTCCAGACTGTCTCGATGACTAGTTGGATATTCGACCAAGCGGCTTGAATGAGTGGCTGTAAAGCTGTCATGACTGTGTTAATGACAGATAAGATGGCATTCCAGACTATTTCTGCGGACGACTTGATCAACTCTTGATTTTCCGTCCACCAGTCCACAACCACTCCAAACATGCTCATGATGAAGTCAGAGATTTCACTTACCACACTATTGATAACTTCCAGGATAGCATTCCAGACAGTCATGACGGCATCACGAAATCCCTCGTTTGTGTCCCATAGATACTTGATACCAATCACGACTGCTGCAATAGCGGCAACAATT